CCAGCGCCGGAAGTCAGAGGCGTCGAAATACAGGGATTTTGAAAAAGACGGCGATCTGGTCGTGGTGAAGGAGATCGGACAGGACATTCTTCAGGCTGGTGAGATCGTCAGGCTATGCGATGCGTCCGGCTTGCTTGACCGGATCGGTGTTGACCAGGCCGGGATAGGCTCGATTGTTGATGAAATCGAATGCGGCGACGAAAACGGGAATGGCGCGATTGAGCATGACAGGATTGTCGGGATTCCCCAGGGCTGGCGGCTCAATGGCGCGATCAAAACCACCGAGCGCAAGGTGGCAGAAAAGACCCTGATCCATGGCGGGCAGGCGCTTATGAACTGGTGCGTCGGCAACGCCCGCGTCGAGCCGAAAGGGAACGCGATTTCGATCACGAAGCAGGCCAGCGGAACCGGGAAGATCGATCCGCTGATGGCGACGTTCAACTGCATTGCCCTGATGTGCATGAATCCTCAACCGAGAAGAGAAGTTTCGGCCTATGAAGGAATGAGTAAGGAGGCGATTTTGAAAGGGATGGCCTTCTAAATCATTAAAATACTTGACATTTACGCAGAATAAAGTGATAATACACCTATGAAAACTTGCACAAAATGCAACAAAACATTTCCATTGACTGAGCGGTTCTTTGCCCTCCGCGCCGATTCTCCAGATGGCTTCCGAAATGATTGTAAAGTTTGCGTCAAGAAAAGACGTGCAGCCTGGCACCAAAAGAACAGACAAAATCAGCTCTGTAAAATGAAAGAGTATTGGGATGAAAATAGAGAAGCAATGCTTTGCTATAAGACAAGATACAATCAAAGCAATAGGGAGATAATGAATAAAAAGAGTCATGATTACTATGAAGAGAATCGCGTTAAAGTCCTATCTCAAATGAAAGAGCATCGGACTATTAATAAAGAGCACCTAAGTAATAAAAGGAAGAAAAGGTATCGAGATAACTACGAAACATTCATGGAAAAACGAAAGGAATATGTATCCAAAAACCGTGAAATGATTAATAATACTGCGGCTATATACTGCGCCAATAGGCGTAAAACAGACGTTGGATATAGAATATTACACAACCTTAGAACAAGAATAAGCCATGCAGTAAAACATTCACACAAGAGTAAGAGCACAACAAAACTTATCGGATGTACTATCCCTGAGTTAAGAATCCATCTTGCTAAACTTTTTACGGGTGGAATGATGTGGAATAATTACGGTCAATGGCACCTGGATCACATCATCCCATGTGCGTCTTTCGACATGGATAACCCAGAAGAACAAAGAATCTGTTTCCATTTCTCGAACCTTCAACCGTTGTGGGCGAAAGACAATCTGAGAAAGGGCGCAAGGATTCAAACCAAGGACGAAATCTTGAAATCAATGGCATTTTGATTAGGAGGGATGGCATTTTGAGGGATGATACCGTACTCGACCGATGGGGCCTTATAGCCAACTATCTGAAAGTGTCCGTAATGACCGCTCTGCGATACCGCAGACTTGGACTACCGATCACCTACGATCCGGCAGGGCATCCGATAACAACGCCCGCGAAGCTGGATCGTTGGCGGTGCTGTGAAAAAAGTCAATCAGATCCCGCCTAATGCGGAGATGTCAAGCGAAAAGCGACAAAAAATAAAAATAATTTGCCGCAATACAACCCGCCGAAATCACAAGCAAATTTGAATTAATTGCGTCCGCATTGCGTTTTTTATGCAAAAAAATATCATTTTGTTGATCCCACCGAATTGATCCCTACCTCAAAACCATATCGGTGACGCCGCCGAAATGGCTCCATGTTGCATCTTGTTATTCTTTGTTAATCTTCGTTATATTTTGTTGCTTCTTGTCTATATTGCACCCACCAGAATAGTGCTACCGGGAATCATTACATCCATATTCACGGTTGCGATTCTGCGGGAAGGGCGGCTTTTTGGGTATTTTTGCAGCGATTAAGAGGTTTTTTAACCTGAATTTGACCGATCCGAAGGCGTGGAATGAGTCTCCCTGGGCGTTGCGCGGGTCGATATCCCTGTCCGGCGAGCACGTTGACGAATATACCGCCCTCACCTCTTCCCCGATCTATAACGCCGTGACCCTCATCGCCGGGACTGTCTCGACTCTCCCCCTCCATCTACTCAGCAAAAAGGGCAACACCACCGCCATTCAGGAGAATTTGTCAGCCCATACCGTGCTCTACCGGCAGGCCAACGAGTATATGACGGCCCAAATATTCCGAGAGGTCATGATGGGTCACATTCTCCTGTGGGGGAACGGGTACGCGGAGATCGTCCGCGACGGATACGGCAACGTGGCTGCCCTGTGGCCGATCACTCCAAACCGGGTCAAGATCAGGTGGGAAGATGGCGCTCTTGCATACGAAATCCGCATGGACAAGGGCGAAAACGTAACCCTTTCCAGGGATAAAATGCTCCATATTCCCGGCCCCGGATTCGACGGCATTCAGGGATACTCCGTTATCAGCCTTGCCCGGCGCGGCATTGGCCTCACGATGGCCCTCGAATCGTTCGGCGCGAAGTATTTCGGCGAAGGGACCCACCCCGGCGTCATCATTACCCATCAAGGCAAGTTATCCCCGGAAGGACACGCCAACCTGAAAGACGCCCTTGCGACCGCTTACTCGGGACTTGGGCAGGCTCACCGGATGATGCTGCTTCAGGAGGGGATGACGATGGAAAAAGTCGCAATTCCCCCGGAAGATTCGCAATTTTTGGAAACTCGACAGTTCCAAATCCCGGAGATTGCCCGATGGTTCAACCTTCCGCCCCACAAATTGAAGGATCTGACACGCTCATCATTCTCAAATATCGAATCCGAGCAAATCAGCTTTGTGACCGACTCCATCTTGCCGTGGCTTATCCGGCTTGAATCCAACTACAACACGCAGCTTTTGAACAAGATCGAACAGAAGCGGCTTTTCTACCGGCACAACGTCGAAGGGCTTTTGCGAGGATCTGCGCGGGAACGCGGCGAATTTTACCGGCTGCTGTGGAATGTCGGCGCAATCAACATCAATGAGATCCGGGCAAAAGAGAACATGGACCCCATCACCGGCGGCAACGAATACTTTGTGCCGATGAACATGGTTCCGCTCAGACGGGCGCTTGAGGAACCGAAAGAACCGGAACCGCTGCAGATACCGACGAAAGAGAACACCGACGAGGGGAATGAAGATGAAGAAGTGGTTTGAGATAATCAACAAGGCAGATAAGGCCGAAATCTGGATTTATGAGCAGATCGGCGAGGATTTCTGGACGGGCGGCGGTGTTACTGCCAAGAACTTCCAGAAAGAGCTTGCCGGCATCAAAGCCTCACAGATCGACCTGCATATCAATTCTCCGGGCGGTGAGGTATTCGACGGGATCACCATCTACAACCTCATCAAGCAGCATCCGGCGAACGTAACCGCCTACATTGACGGCCTTGCCGCCTCTATCGCGTCAGTGATTGCCCTTGCGGGAGATACGGTCATCATGGCCGAAAACGCCCTCTATATGATCCATAACCCTTGGGGTTTCGCCATGGGCGATGCCACCGAGATGAGGAAAACTGCCGATCTTCTCGACAAGATCGGCGGCTCACTGGTGACGGCATACGCCTCGAAAAGCGGCAAGCCGGATGACGAAATATCCGCGCTCATGGATTCCGAGACATGGATGACCGCGCAGGAAGCCAAGGACGCGGGGTTTATAGACGAAATCAGCGAACAGATGGACCTGGCCGCGTGCGCGAAGTTTATACCCGCCATGCAGAAGGCCAAGTTTAAAAACATACCGGAAAACCTTTCCGGCAGCAAGCAGACGCCTACAGCACGGGAAGCAGAGAAAGCCTTACGGGACGTGGGCTTTACTCAGGCTCAGGCGAAGGTCGTTCTGGCAGAAGGGCTCAAGGGGTTTCAACGGGACGTTGACCCTCCTGAACCTGAGAAAGCACCGGAACCGGAACCACGGGACGTGGAACCTCCGGCATGGAATGACCGAGCGGCGGCGCTTCTCGCGAAAGCGGAAAAAGAATTACTCAAATAGAAACCGACAAGGAGAACATCAATGAAAACAATATCGCAGTACCGAGAGGATATCAAAGCCCTCATGGAGAAAAGCGCGGCCCTCGACGCGAAGGCGCTGAACGAAAACCGTGACCTGACCGAATCCGAGCTGGCCCTCAAAAACGAGCTGCTTGATGAGGTTGAAAACATTCACAAGACCGTCTCCACTCTGGAACGCCAGGAGAGGATGCACGCGAAGCTTAAAGTGCCTGAAGGCGAAACGCGAAAATCCGCGAAAACCGTCACCGGCATCAAGGACAACAAGGAAGAAAGGGCGAGCAAAGACCGCTTTTCCTCATTCGGTGAGCAGATGGCGGCCATTATGCACGCTTCCATCCCTGGCGGGCGCGTCGATCCCCGGCTTTACAATGCAACCGGCCTGAACGAGACGGCCCCATCTGATGGCGGTTTTCTGGTTCAGCAGGACTTTTCCTCTGAGCTTCTGCAGGAAGTGTTTGCGACCGGAATCCTGGCCTCGAAATGCCGCAGAATCACCATTTCCGGCAACTCCAACAGCATCAAGCTGAATGGTGTCGATGAAACGTCCAGGGCGACCGGATCGCGCGGCGGCGGTGTCCGTGGCTATTGGGTCGATGAGGCGGCCCAGAAAACCGCCTCTAAGCCGAAGTTCCGTAAGATCGAATTGAGCCTCAAGAAGCTAATCGGCCTGTGTTACGCCACCGATGAGCTTTTGGAAGACGCGGCGGCCCTCGAAGGATACATCCGGGCCGGGTTCATCTCCGAGTTCGGATTCCTGCTCGATGACGCGATCATCAACGGGACCGGTAACGGGATGCCTCTGGGTATCATGAACGCTGGATGCCTCGTATCTCAGGCGGCCGAAACCGATCAGACAGCGGCAACGGTTATCGGCGAGAACGTCATTAAGATGTTTTCCCGGCTGTTCGCTTCCTCCCGCGCAAATGCGGCATGGTACATCAACCAGACCGTCGAACCGCAATTGCACACCATGAGCGTGGCGGTCGGCACCGGCGGACAGTTGATCTACATGCCCCCCGGCGGCCTGTCTCAATCTCCCTATGGCACCCTGCTTGGCCGGCCGGTTATCCCGATTGAGCAATGCCAGGCGCTCGGCACGGCGGGTGACATCATCCTCGGTGACTTCTCGAATGGATACCTCCTCGCCGAGAAGGGCGGGATCAAGAGCGACATGTCCATTCACGTAAAATTTGACTACGACGAATCCGTGTTCCGGTTCGTCCTGCGAGTCGATGGTCAGCCGGTACGAGCGACGGCCCTCACGCCGTACAAGGGCGGAGCAACCGCAACCCAGAGCCATTTCGTGGCGCTGGCAACCAGAAGTTAAGGAGGTAACGAGATATGCTAGCAGAAGAATATAAAATCGTTCCCATCATCCAGGATGGGGACATGAGTTCGACGCTTACCGGCGATTCCGTGAACATGAAG